AATACGGACGTTATGTGTTGCCGTACGACCTCAAAGAATACGTGGTGTATATCGCGGTAATTGACAATACCGCTGAGGTCGGCATCACTGAGGTCGGCACCCCTGAGGTAGGCATCACTGAGGTCGGCACCCCTGAGGTTGGCATCACTGAGGTCGGCACCGCTGAGGTCGGCATCACTGAGGTCGGCACCCCTGAGGTTGGCACCACTGAGGTAGGCACCGCTATTCTTCACGATGCAATCTTTTATCGAGTCATAATCACCAGATATGATAACGGAACCCGTAAACCTGTGCTTGATTTCGATTTTCATTTTATCTCCCATACGTATTTACCTACTCCCAATATACCACCGGCGGAAGGATTGTAAATCGGGCAAAGGTACAATCTTTCGCATTGTACCAAATGCTTAGGCATAATACGTAAGTAATACTTATAAAAATGCAGGTAATTACCGGCAATACCTATTGACAACTGTGCTTGACAAATAAAAAATATAGGTGTATACTTACGAAAGTTAGGAGTGTCTAAATGGTTGAAAACATTACAGCAGTAGCTCTCCTTCTTTCTTCTCGTGACAACTTCCAGCCTACGCAAATACACGGTAATTCTATGTCGAGAATATGGCAAATCGTATCTAAGGCTATGATACTTCAGGCGGAGGACGGCTGCGAAAGGTGCCATAAAAGAACTACCGGGTTGGTGGTACACCATAAGGACGGATGCCCCCTGAATAACGACAGGAAAAATCTTGAAGTACTATGTAGGTCTTGCCATAGGAAGGTTCATAGTCAGGGGCGTTTTTATACTCCTAGTGTGATATCAACCCCCATGACAGGCCAATCGACCAAGAACGCAACATTTAGAACATAATACTTGTATCCAATAGAGATAGCCAGTCACCCGAATAGACGCATCGGGGTAGGAACGATAATCGAAGCGTCGTATCGTTCCTACTGACTGGCGATTAGAGACTGTTCCTGGTCAAGAACGAAAACTGACTACCTGCGAGGCCGGATATAGCCACTGAAATAAAGCTGGTTGTCCGGCCTCAAGTTATCAATAGAGCCTCGCCAGGCGCGGGGCTTTTTCTTTTGGTAGCGACGTTGCGGAGTAGAGAAGTCAGGGTATCTCACCAGCCTCATAAGCTGGAGGTCGTAGGTTCAAATCCTACCTCCGCTACCAATAAATTAGCTCGTGTACCATGTGTACAAGGAGTATCGGAGCCGTCCGTCCCCTAATGGTTACGACCTTTAGGATATTGCAGCGCGGGCGGCTTCAGCATTACGAGGGGCGGAAACGCTTTAAGGGTTAGTCCTTAAGGGGTATCCCCCCATTCAAACATCACAATTTGTGACCTCAAGTACACATTTTGTATCCATCTCGCCTCACTCATGAACAAACCCGCCACTTTGTATATTTCCCGTTGTAGTTTCCAGAGGGGAGGACTATTTGCTTGCAGGTGATATAGTAACTCAATACCTCAAGCGGTTTAAGTCTGCGCCGAGTGCGCAGATTGCCCGGATACTTCATGCTGACCATCCTCTTATATTCGGAAGTTCAGAACAAGCACGAGACCTCGTGAGATACTATCGTGGGGCGCATGGTGCAATCAATCGTAAGAAGCTAACCACGAATGAGTACGTACGGTCAATCGAAGAAGCAATGGCGCAGAAGTACAACCCCTTTGGGCTGCCGGATTCGGTTAGTGATACATGGTCGCCGGTTTCTCTCCCAATCAAGCAAGGCCGGGGACTGGTAATCGCTGACCTTCATGTACCATACCATGATATTGAGGCGGTAACGGTGGCTATCCAGTGGGCTAAGGCGAACAAGTACACCGACTTTGTACTGCTGGATGGTGATATAAACGATTACTACCAACTCTCAAAGTACGAGAAAGACCCACGGAATAGACCTTTCAAAGAAGAACAAGACGACACGAACAAATTATTCGATGCATTACAACGAGCTTTCCCAAAGGCTCAAATTATTATAAAGTACGGAAATCATGACAATCGGCTGGAGCGGTATCTGAGAACACGCGCGCCGGAACTGCTCGACATGAAGGATTACATCAAGGACGATTACCTGAAGATTAAAGAGCGCGGTTTCATTACAGTTCCACACGATGTGCCTATCCGAATCGGGAAGCTCAACATCCTGCATGGTCACGAGATAGCAGTATCAACTGCGGTCAACCCTGCCAGGGGTGCGTACCTCAAGGCTATGGAGTGTGTGCTGCTGGCCCATTGTCACCGGACTTCTCAACACGCCGAGACCTCAATATCGGGGCGACTAGATACGGCGTGGTCAATCGGCTGTCTGTGTCAACTACACCCGGAATATGCACGTTTGAACCGCTGGAACCAGGGGGCGTGTGGTCTTGAGTTTAATGGCGAAGATTTTGAAATCGAAAATAAAAGGATTGTCAAGGGAATGATGAGATAATGCCAATTCACGGAGACATTAAACCAGCCAAGGAACTAGGTTACAAATCAAAGGGCAGATATATATGGGTAAAATGCGAACAATGTTCCAAAGAAGGCTGGAAGTTCTACACAGGCAAAGTCAGCAAAACGTTATGTTCCAGTTGTTCACACAAAAATCAAAGCAAAGTGTTCGGCGAAAAATGTTCCAACTGGAAAGGCGGACGTTATACGATACCTAGTGGATATGTAATTGTAAGGGTTTATCCTGATGATTTCTTTTATTCAATGCGCAATGGCCGGTATGTTATGGAACATCGTCTTATTATGGCAAAGCATTTAGGGCGATGTCTTCAAAAGTGGGAAGTTGTGCATCATAAAAATGGCATTAGGAATGACAACCGGATTGAAAACCTCGAACTTACAACAAAGTTTTCACACATAAAGGACCACAACAAAGGCTACAAAGATGGTTACAACCAGGGCTACTATGATGGTAAAAACAAGCGGATTTCCGAGCTTGAAGCTAGAATAACAAATCTTGAAGCAGAAATAGTCCTGCTGAAAAACGGCGACGACTTCCAGATTGATAACAAACGTATAGTGAAAGGTGTTGCCAGATAATGAAAGTAATTTTCGTATCCGGGCCATATAGGGCAGATACTAAGGCTGGTATAGCTCAGAACATCAAGGCAGCACGAGAGGCGGCTAAGGAACTATGGCGGCAAGGTTGGGCTGTGTTCTGCCCTCACATGAACACCGCGCACTTCTGGAACGTTGTGCCGGACGCTGACTACCTGGCTGGAGACCTTGAGATATTATCACGGTGCGATGCTATCTACATGCTTCGGAACTGGCGGGATTCCTCAGGCGCGATTGCCGAGCATGACGCGGCGGTCGATTGGGGCCTAGAGATTATTTATCAGGTGTAAAATTCTGGTTGCTGGTATGCGTTCAACGCAGATACACCGGCGGGTTAGGGTGGGTAGTATGAAAGGCGTTACATGAAACTAGGTAAAGAAAAAGCCCCCAATAACGAGGGCTGATTCTGTGCGCATGATAGTTGTTAGTCGTATTCTTCAACTTTAGGGATTGTTATAAGTTCCGGTGTCTGTGTCAGAGTCGCTCTCCCACAATGCAGATTGTTAAAACCTTCAATGTCTTTAGCAATAGGGCTAACCCTGGCGACATATTGTGAATTATCCTCTTGTTCTTCAAATCGTGGGCGCGGTAGATACTGACGAGATACAATCATCGTTACCTCTAACCCATTTGGATGGTCCTTGATTCCGATAATGTTAGCTTTCTTTTCATTTAACCTCCCTTTCTATTTACCTTCAGCTTTAGCGATGGCTGCTATGGCGTTCGTGCAAAGGTCTGATTTAAACCAAACTTCCTCGTATTCCCGGAAGTGGTCAACGAGTGCCTTCAACGCCTCGTACATATCCGGCGCGACATCTAAATTCTTTAATCCTAGGATGCCACGAATACGATTTAGGATGATAGAGGCTTTGATATCAGCCGGGGTGCTGGTAGCGTTTAGGCTGATTACTTCCTCTACCGCATGTAGTATTTCCAGTTCTTTAGGGTTTTGAAGCTTCATTTTACTTCTCCTTCGTTACCTCTGATTGCCTGGGTCTGTCCCAATAAGGCGAATTGCAAGCCGGACAGTGGGCCGGTGGCTGCGGTGAGCGCGGAAACCATTCATGACCGCACCGGGTACACCTCAGCCTTGTTATTATATCGCTCATGCTATTTGACCTCCTCGCCAGTACGATTAATGTAGTCGCCGTGGGCATCGGCGTAATGCAGATTATTATAATCGGGTACGAACCGGATAGCACCGCACGATGGACACCTCTGTTCCTCATGAGAAGCCCACACCCAACGATGGTCACAACGGTTCTCACGTTCATCCCTCTGTTTCCAGAAGGATTGCATTTCAGGTGAATATTGTGCTTCCTCTGGCGTGTCGTAGATACGAGGCAAAGGTGAATTGTGCGGTGATACTACCATCCCCATATCTCCATATTGTGTACTGATAAGGTTGCCAGTTTTTGCGAGGCGGACTGATTTCACCTCTCCGTTGTAAGCTACGAATCCTTCTATTTGTTCGCTCATTGTATTACCTCCCTTAAAATGTTAATTGAGTGTTTGGTTTCGGGTCGGCATCGACCAGCCGCTTGCTAAGTAAAGTATACCCAACGATAATATTCGCTCATACCATTTCGGTCTCGTAGGTATTTGTGTTCCACATCTACCAAGTGAGGACAACAATTAAGATATGACGTATAATGGTTTGTTTTGCCACATACAGGACATTGATGTTCAGGTGTTTTCGTCTTGCGATAAGTTCTGTTTGCCATGTAACCTTCTCCCCTCTTAATACTTCACGGGTACGGGCTGGCAGTCCCGCACCTGTTAAGCGTTAAGCTAGTTGTTTACCTACTATGTTTATCAGTTCGTTGCACATCTGGATAATCGATTTGTGACTGATAGGGGCAAATCCATATTTGGAATGTGTTTGCCATTCCCAGGTCCGTTTGACGTCGTAGGCTTTATGCCGTGGATTGTGGGTAGTATTAGATATTGGTTCGAGATAAAGACGCGCATAACTCTTCTGTGATGTTGGAGAACTTCCACCTGTGACTAGGTGAAGCCCTAATTCATTCATCCGCTCTGTTATAGTCTCGGCAGTCTGGTGGATTACCTCATTGATTTTTGTATTGTTGGCATCGGTGCCTACCTTGATAGGTAGTGATTTGATTGTGTTAATAATTTCCTCTGTGTTCATTTCCCTACTCCTCTATTTTATTTGGCTTTTACCGCCACGTCTACGCCCGATTAGTTCAGGCGTAGCTTGCTAATTATAATTACTCATCCTCGTCTATTGCTTCCCGTAGTGAGCCGATAACCGCGTCTAGTACCTCTCGCATCCAGATATATTGTGCCCTAACGAGAAGGTCAAAGCCACTGGTAAGTTCGCCGTATTCTTCTATTGCTTGGGTGATATAATCAACATGGTCGTTGTACTCATGCAACCAGCCGGTCAAGTCGCAGGTGTAAACGTCCGGCTCCATCTCGTCGGATACATATTCTGTTATGTCGTCCAGGGTCGAGAGGTCAACGTCTAAAGCCTCATTGAGTGAATCGGCGAATCTCTCAATCTGGCGGTAATACAGGTCATTTGGGAAGTGTTCAAGGTGACCGGCGTGTATTGCGTCGTGTATCCATTGCGGCGTCCCGTCCTTCGTGCATACATACTTGCTATCATCGTCACGTTTACGGGTCTCAAATGCTGCCTGAAACTGTTTGATTGCTTCCTGTGTGTTCATTTGTAATCCCTCCCTAAATTTTATTTGAGTTAGGCTCTCACGGTGCGGGGCTGTCACTCCCCGCCCTGTGATGGTCTAACTTTTAGTATTCTGATATTGGTACCTGGTAGTAATCCCGAAGCTCTATCGAATAGCGGCAAGCCTGGGCGTATTGCTTAAATGTGCGCTTTCGATGATATGGGAAATATCCTAATTGGTCGGCGTAACCAGCGACAACAAAGAGGTGCTTGCCTCGCCTTAATCCTATCTTTGTTACTTTTGCTTTCTGTATCATCTTAAAAGCTCCTGTTATTATTTGTGACCCCGTGGCTCACATCTCCATAATGACACGCCTATATAGGTCAGCATATCGTACCGTGGTACAATTTCCGTATAGTACTTTTGGCCTAGTTCACCTAAGTATGACAAACAAAATGACAAACAAATTCACCCCAATTTCGTAGCTAAATCCCATAGCTCAAGTGTTCTAATCGACAATCAAATTGACAAACAACTTGATAAACCGGAGAAAATGGGGGTGATTTACAGGTCTTTAAAGCTAACTTGACAATAAATAAATCGACAATCAAATTGACAAACAAAATGTGCCGTTTTTGAGGCTAATTTTATGCCGTTGACGGAAAAATCGACAAGCAAATTAACAACAAACAATAAACGTATATAGTATATATACTTCGTATATAATATATTATTAAAAGAAATATAAAAGAAAAGTTACGGTCGATGAGATACTCGGACGTGACGATTAGGGCTTATCCACCATGTACCAACCCTTAACGAGACACACTGAGTTGACGATTAAAGGGCTTCTGGCTGATTAGTTGAGTACTTGTTTATGTTGGCCGATAACGGCTCAGGATTTGCATTGTAGGAAACACCAACGGCCCCAAGAGTTTAAGCTTAGGGCCGTTTAGTGCTGCGGCGGGTTTACCTTTTCAGGTGCTATTGCGTGATGAGTACGATTTCACTATCCGGGTTGAGTTCTTGAAGTCTGGCGATTACCTCTGTTGCGGGTGTGCCTATTAAGTACATGGTCGGCACCCACTCATCATGAAACATGGCCCGGTACTCGTCATCGTTGGGTCGTGCCATCCAGTTGTTGCCTGCGAGCTTTAATTCAATCGTGTGAGTCATTGTCCTGACCTCCAACTATTTATGCCTACACCCATATTATCAAGCCTATATGATGTACATAATGTACCAAGGTCGTATTTCCGGTATTGTACTAAAGTCGTAGCACCACGTTCCAGCTTTACATAAAAAATGCTATATTATAATATATACTATAATACCATTTTCGTTCCGGGGAGGCCCCTATCCCCAATGGGTAAAAGTCGATAGATGAGACACCTTAATGTTATTACATGGGCACGGTGGACTGTTCAGGACGCATACGATGATAGATATTACACCGTATTTACTTGCTCTATCCTTAAGCCGTCGTATGAGTATCCCGTGGCTTCTGTTGCTATGTCTATTACTAACGCCAAGGGGCGGGTCTTTATAAGATATGCCAGCCTGGAAGCTCTAAAAACCACTTTCGTCATCCCCCAGGAGTACCACCAGCGTCTACATGACGGGTATGCTCAAGCCTCTACACTCGCAGCTGACATTCGGAGACATCAGCGCACGCTCTACAAGCTGCAAGACCTCTCACCGGATACCCAGATTATACGCACGGATACAGGTGAGATTATCAATGACGTGGAACGGTTCCTACAAGACCAGTAAACTATCACGTGGTGTTGGGTATATTAAACTTGGGCTGGGGTTAAACTCTCCGAACCAACAAAAAACTAGCCCTGTTCGCTCTATCCACCTATAACCCCCGCTTATAACGTCATAAGTAACGCTGATAGTTGGGGTTGTGAAAAGAGGTAAAATTGAGCCTAGCTTCACATAACCAATATTGTGCGAACATCGTTCCGTTAGTTGCGTTGGCTGTGTGCTGTTTGAGCTCGGCGAGTGCGAAGGGTTGCGAAAGGTGACATAAAGTATAGGAAGATTAACCTTCTCCCAATATTGGGATAAAAAAACATGGGGTAGGGGTTAAGGTTAAGTATGGGATGTTGGGTGGACGGAGTTCAGCTGGTAGTTAGGTAAGAGTTATTAAATAAAGGGGAGCCTTAAAGATATGGCAGAGCAAGATGTTGAGGAAGAGGTAGTGGTAGAGAAGCAAGTAGAGAGGGGAGCGTCGGAGAGGGATTGGGATGCTTACAATAGGCTTAAGCGATGTTTGGAAGATGCGGAGTTCTGCAAGGAAAAAGGAATCAGGACTTGGGCAGATATGGTCAAGTACACAGGTAAGAGTGACCCCACGTGCCGTAAGTATCGGGAAGAAATGGGGAAGGCGAAGTTAAAGAACGAAGATGGAACGTTCAATCTATCGCAGTACTTAATGGGTGAGCAAGAGAACATAGCGAGGTCGTTAGTCGCTAAAGCCACATCGGGGAATATATCGGTACAGGCAATTAAGTTAATCTTGGATGAGTTGAAGGACTTAGTAGATGCAAGTGGAAAAGCAATCGAGTTATCAGTTGACGACAAGCACAGAGTTGGGCGAGAAGTCATTGAAGAACTTAGACGAAGTTACGAAGATACGGGAGATTGCCCTGTGTGCGGTAGATGTGAAGTACTTTCTGATAAACTATGCGTGGATACGGGACGAGAACAACAAGAGGAAAGTGCGGTGGCAGAGTTGGGGGTATCTAACGGACCTACTGATGATACTCAGGCGGTATCAGGAAGTTGACATAGCCAAGGCGCGTCAGTTAGGGATATCGTGGGTAGTAGCGGGATATGGGTTATGGTGTGCGTTATTCAATGATGTATCGAAGAACCTGTATTTAAGCCAAGGTGAGCAAGAAGCGTGGGAGTTACTTGGGAAGACGCATTTCATATATGAGAACTTACCGAAATGGATGAAGAAGGAATTAAAGTTTGACACGAGGGCAATGATGTCGTTCAAAGGGACGTCATCAGAGATAAAGGCGTTACCGTCTACAGAGAAGGCAGGCAGTGGTTACAATGCGACGTTAGTAATAAGAGACGAGTTATACAATCACCCGTACGGAGAGACTAATTTTGCGTATATTGCGCCGTCGATGGATGCTGGTGGGCAGATGGTCAATCTTAGTGCGGTATATGGGGATGATTTAGACAATCATTTTGTAGTGCGGTTACGTGAATTTGCGATGCAGCCGGGGACGGAGAAGCGGCTATTACCGTCGGGGCTGGAATTATACACCAATGAGAATTATCCGGCGCGGTGCATGGTATTTTTAGGCTGGCGATTAAGGCCGGTGCGACAAGAGGGGATGGAGCTTGATGACTTCTACAAGATACTACAGGGCAGGTATTCTGCATTTGATTTAGACCGGCAATACCCGTCGTCAATAGAAGACTGTTTCCGTGTCAGTGCTGCGTCCAATTTCTTTGATATCAAAGCACTGGAAGACATGGAATTTGATTTGGATGCGCCGATAAAGCAACGAGACATAGACACGTCTAACGGGATGGTCAGGGTATACAAGCCGCCGGTATCTGGCAAGAGATACGTGTTATTCACCGACCCTTCTGATGGGGTGGAAGACCCGTTTGTTACGGTAGTCATGGACTATGTGACTGGGGAAATAGTATGCAGTGCTACTGGCAAGATAAAGGTGGACAAGGTAGCGGCGTTACATGATTATCTCTCCAGACAATATGATGCTGTTAACTCCTATGAGATAAACGGGACGGTGGGCGGTTCGATGGGGACGTGTCTCAATGAACTGGAAACGCCGAAGCAGGCTCCGAGGTACAAGACAGATGGCAGTATCGACCCAGGCAAGAGAGGCCAGACAGTAAGCGGTGGTACTAGCGGCGGTCATAAGTATAAAATACTTGGAGACTTAGCGTTTGCGATAACTAAGAGACTGTTAGTGTGTCATGATAGGGAATTTACGCAGCAATGTAAGTTAGTAACAAGGGATGAAAAAGGCAACCCTGTAACATCGAGATATAAATCATTCGACTGGGTGCTTGCGATAGCTGGTGTATGGCAATTACAGAAGTATGCGCCGAGAACACCGGCTAAGATAGTCACGTACACGATGAACACTGACGGGAGTTACAGTAAACTTCAGATGAAGACGGCTGTGAGGTAAGTTAATGAATGTAAATGAAATCAAAGAATATAAATCATGGCTGGTTAACGAACGTCATTCTCAGCGTGTTAGAGAGCAAAAAGAGGACATGACGTTTATCAATGGCGAGTTTGAGCAGCCGCTTATTAAGAACAAGCGGTATCTAGTCAAGTCGCACTTTGCCACTTCCATGATGAACGATATAACTCAGAAGATGATTGGCGATAAGCCGAGAGTATTTGTAAATGCCAAGAAAGAAACAGACTCCGCGCAGAAAGCGGTTGAACGTGTTGCAAAAGAACTAAACAGACAAGCAAAATCTCTTTTACGGCAAAACATTAATCCATTTCAATCTGCATTCAAGAGGGCTGCGTTTACACATGGGGAAGCATGGATATATGTTGTACACGATGAGCTATTAGCTAAATGGAAGGGATATGGGGAACGTTCATGGCAGAATGTAAGGCCGGATGCGTTGCCGGTCAGGTTTATACAGTACGACCCGATGGTAGTATTCTCCGACCCTGTTGAAGAAGTTAACGGGATACCGGCAAGAGCAGTTGTATTTTACAAGCGGTCTGTGAGTGATGTTAAGAAAAACTATCCATCGTGGAAACCGAGCAACGATTACAGCGATAAAGACATGGTTGACTTCATGCTTTACATAGACAACGAGCAGTTCTATGCTGAAGCAGACGACGTTGTATTATTCAACCGGCCCAATATTTATGGGTGTGTACCATTGGCGCATGCTTATTCCGGGTATGGAACCGAAACAGAAAACCAAGACCCCGCAGCATTGGCGTATTCCCGTGTCAGGATGATACGGGAGAAGATAGTAGAAGATGCTCAGATGTCTTCTGACTTCCAGTACAACATACACACGTATGCGCATAAGACGCAATCGTTATACATACCAGCTGGTGCGACAGTACCGGATGATATACTCGGCAACTTCAGGAAAGACGACGACGCGTTTAACCTTATTTATCTGCCTGAAGGTGCAACGCCGGCCAATCACAAGATAGATGAAAGCCAGTTATTCGATGCCGCTGTATTTGCTTATCGTCAACAGATAAAAGAGGAACTATACGCAGAGCACCCGAACTCATTACGTGGGGTTGCTACTGGTACATCGGGAAGGCAAGAAGATTTACTCAGCGACGCGGCATTAGCATTCTATCAAGCACCATACGAGAACGTGATTAACCTGTGGGCGCAGGCTTTTGAGATAGGCTTGAAGGTATGCAGTAAAGTCCCTGGCATGTTACCGCCGATATTGCATGAAGGTGACGTAAACCAATATTCAGAAGTCATCGTAGACCTAAAGAGAGAAGACCCATTACAGCAAGCACAGAAAAAAGCAGCCGGGCAGATGCTTTGGGAGCGTGGGCTTATATCAATGGAGAAGTTCCACACTGAATATGCAGGTATGACGCTTGAGGAAAGCAGGCAGGAACAGGCGAAGTTGCTTGTTGAGAAGGTCAAGAGGGAACATCCTGCAATCCAACAGTTGATACTTGAAACGGTAGCTCGTGAAATGGGCGTTGAGAACGAAGTTAACCAGATGGTACAGCAGGGCATGTCAAGCGATACAGGCCTTAACCCTATCCCTCAATATGGCTCGCAGGGTGGACAGCCTAGAAACGGGAATATACAGACACAAGAAGGTATGAACATGGCAGACCAAGCGGCCTATCATGAGCAGAGGTTGCCAAGATGATAACTGATTCTACAATACCGTGGGAATATATCTATATTGATTGTGAGAATGCAGATGGACAAGAATGTACTGGACATAGCGACAGACATACTGAAGACAGACCTGAATGATATAAAGACGTTCATACATAATGACTTGAAAGGGACGCGCCAATATCGGAAAGAACCTGTGCCATTAAAAGAACGTGTTCGTAGATATACAGAGATACCCGCAGAGCAATTAGAAATCGGAAGAAAGTACATGCCCGACGAAATGGCAAAGTACGAAGAAAAGATGCAAAAAGACATAAGGAGATTCCAAAATGGCGGACTTTGAACTCCCAACTTTATCTCTTAAAGAATACGATAATGCTCTCCAGAAATATCTTGAAATGCTCTTGGCTGAATACGAGAAGGAACTTGAGAAAGATGAGTCGTGGATTGCTCGCGCATGGGGCGGTGCAATGCCATTTGTAGATACAGGCCGCGAAAAAGCCGAGAAGATTATCAATGAAATGTACAACGTCTACATGGAGTCCGCAGAGGCTCAAGGTGTAGGGCCGTGGCTTGATGGTTATGAAGAAGTTCTTACAATCGGTGCTCCTGACCTCTTTAATTACACATCGGACGAAGCCAAGCAGGAAGCTATGGAACAGGCTCTTGAAGTTGCATTAAAGCAGCAGCAGGAAGATATTGCCTTAGCAGAAGAGAAACGCCAGTTCGATGAAACAATGGGACAAAGGCAAGCCGAATATGATAGAACAAATGCTTTTAATACCGCTCAGGCGGCATCGGAGCAGCAGAAAGCTAAATGGGAACGCGACCAGGCTATAGCGGGTGTGACATCCGATAGTATCTGGAATAACATGCAAGCTATCCAGAACGCACAAACGCCTTTCGATGATACTATCCAGAGTCAGCAGAACGCGAAGTTGTTTGAGGAAATGAGGCAACTGATACTTGATGAGCTTGAGCCTACTGATTGGGCTTCCAAGTACATAATAGAAACAAAGCCTAATCCGTTTGAAGTTAATCAAACTGCTAATCCGGTTGCAGATACCAAAGAGCAAGTGTCTTATCTCAAGGCTCAAAAGAAAGCATACGAGAATGAACTGAACAAGCTGCAAGGTAAGCTCAACGATTCTAATGACCCTCTCTACCGGACGGAGACAATCGCAAATCAGGAAAAAGCTCTCCAGAATACAATCAGCTTCATCGAAGACCAGATTGAATCAGTATCGGCTGGCCCGTTAAATTCACAGTTGGCAGATATGGCAAACAGGAATAATGTTGATTATCTCCCAATGGCTGAGACTGCCTTACGGTACTCAATGAATCCTAATTCCGGCGAGTTCGATACGCTCACCAACGAACAGAAATCAGAACTTGCACAAGCAGCTAAGTATATGACCGCAGCGCCGGTAAAGGCTGCAACGCCAGACTTGAGCGTACCTAGCTGGATGCAGCCATTTATTGCCGGTAGCCCGTCTACTATCAATAGGGACAAGTTAGGTACTGCAATAACCCCGTCTGCCCAAAGTTGGGCTAATCTGAAGCCAACACAGAAGGATATATGGGCTGATTATGTTGGGGTGAGTGGCGGCAATACCAGTGACCTATTAGCCAATACCGAGAACATGCTAACCAAATCGCTTAATTTAGGGAGAACGTGGGCTAATGCCTGATAGTGTACTTGAAGAAGCATTACGAAGACTGGAAGAAAAGAACAATCAATCAAAGTGGTATGAGTCTGCTTTTAGTTGGTTGCCGCAGGGATTCGAGGATACGCTTGAAACTGTAGGTTCAGTGTTGACTTCCCCATTTCGTCCAACACCTGAAGGGGAAGAATGGTATCATCGCCTTAATCCTATTAATTATCTCCCTGGCTTTGCTGAACATGCGGCTTATGAGGACTGGAAGGAATCTGGTAAAGACCCTTCTATTCCTCTTGGTATCCCGTCATGGCGACAGATGGAAGAATGGGGTGTTCCCGGCGCGTCATTCCTTGCTAGTGAAGGTGAAAAGCCAGAAGGCTATGAAATGGCGCGTATGGGAATGGCTGAGACTGCTGAGGCAGTCCCGTTCCTGTTCGGCGGTAGTGCTAAAAGTGCCAAAGAGATACTGGATATTACGGCTGAACAGGCGTTGAAGCAATCCACTAAAACGTCCGGTGAAAAAGCTGTCAACAAAGTCATGGAGAGACTGGCGAAAAAGGGGAAGCTACCGCAGTACAACATTAAGGAAATAGAAGAATTAGTCCCCAAGTTCACTGAAAAGGCGGAAGTCAAAAGAACTATCGAAACACCAGCCGAGACTACGTTTACTGCCGAACAATCAGCCGCAGTAGACGCAATCATGCCGAAGGTTGTAAAGACAAAGGCACTGACAGTCCAGCCGCTCCAAATCCCGCAATACACTTTGACAGCCACTAACGAGCAGAAAGTATTGATACACCAAGTCGCTCAAAAGCGAGGGCTGTCGAACACTCAATACCGGAAGGTGCTAAAGAATGCTACGGGTAAAAGTAGCGCGAAGTACATGACCAGAGACGAGGCTGACAGGGCAGTTCAGGCATTAGAGGGGCTGGTTATCAGGTCGAACGGTAAATACGTAATCCCGAAAACAACGGCTATCATCCCCAAAGCACTCATCGATGATATTGCAGGATTCAAGGAAATATTATCAATCGATTTATTGCGTCAGAAAACAAGCGTCCTGCGAGATAAGTTTGGTTCATGGGGCAGAGAAGTCACTGACCAACTTCTTGAGAGCGAAATCAAATACAACACAGAATTAGCTGCATATAAAAGGCAATCGCAGTCTATGGCTGAGTTAATCGGGAACAATGCGGCGAGTAAAACAAGGGTATGGAAAGCACTTGACAACCCGCTTGATGAATTAGCTTCACCCCTTAATGAATCCGAACGTAAAGTATACGATTACTTCAAGGCGTACTTCAACAAATGGGCCGACGACCTTAAATTACCAGCATCTAAGCGCAGGAATAACTATGTTACTCACATCTTTGAGGCACAGATAGAAAAGGACGCAAAGGCTGGCAAGAAGTTGTCAATGGAAATGATGGCGGCTCTTGACTATAATGCATCCAAAACTATTAACAACCCTTTCTTCAATAGGCGGTATGGAAAAACTATCGGGTTGAAATTAGACCCATTCGCCGCTGCCGATGTCTACGAATACTATGCCTTAAAGAAGGTTTGCTACGAACCGATGGTTCATAAAATATCAGCTATGGCTAAGATGCTACGTGATACATATCCGTCGAATTTTAAGTACCTTGATGATATGGTCAAAAAGATAGCAGGTAGACCTAGTTGGTCAGACGTTCAGCTTAACAAATCGTTCAACAAGGTCGTGGATACGTTAGCCAAGACACCGGGGTTAAATAAACTTATCCCGGAACAACTGAGAGAAGTTTCGACTAGAGGTAATTTTGCCGCGTTGGTAGCACATAACATGAACTCTATACTATATTTGTCATGGCTCGGTTTCCGCCCGTCTTCTGCAATACGTAACTTTTCTCAGCAGATACTTGCAGTATCTCAAGTAGGCCCTGCAAACTTCGCAAAAGGTCTATCATATCTGAAATCAAGCGAGACAAGGAGTATCCTTGAAAAGTCCATCACGCTAAAGACAAGAACCGCAGGACAATTTATCCCCGGTCTTGAAGTAGACCAATTGCAAAGGCTCCCAAAGAGACTCCAGGATTGGGGCATGGCGATGTTCAAACTGGCGGATAAAGATAATGTTATCAATTCCTTTCTTGGCGGTTATGCTCAAGGTAAGTCCTTGGGGCTTCCCGAAGAATGGGCGGTTAGATTGGGCGATGAAGTAGCACAGTCTACGCAGTTCCTCTATACCAAGATGGCCCGGTCACTATTTGAGGAAAGCGTTATGGGTAGGTTCTTGACTCCGTTCACTTCATGGCCCCGTAACTTCACTGAGCTAATGACTTCATGGGTAAGGGGTAATCATAGCCGAGTGCTTGAAGAATACTATAAACAGACTGGCACGAAGCTATGGAGTGACAATTGGGCTAAAAGGCACCAGCAAGCATTAACGTATATGGCGTTCCTCTCAGGGGCGTATGCTGTAGATAGCACAACAGACCTGAAGGCCGTTCAATATACCGGGTGGACTTCTGTTCAGCAATTAGCCAATCTACTCAGTGGCGACCTGCCAGCGTTAACTGTCCCTGCTGGTCTGGCTAAGATTGTTGGTGGTGGTATGACCGGAGACGAACAGATGACTAAATCAGGTTGGAATGATATAAGACCTGATAAGTTCGTACAAATCGCTAACCAATTCACCAAAATAGCTGAAGGGGAGCAGGACTGGCTTTCTCTGTTCTTCTACATAGAAAGGGCGAAGAAAGACGACCCCGACGGCGATATGTTCAGAGATGAAGGTGAAGGTAGTATTTTAGAGAGGGATAACGGGAATATATTTAAGAGACGTTAGTTCTCTTTTTCATAGCGATAGAACTATCAAGCCGCTGGAAACAGTGGCTTTTTCTATACCCAAAAAGTGAAAGGAGAAACAAATGGATACAGTGGAGAACCCCGAAGTAGCGGGAGAGGTCGTGCCGGAAACGACTCCAGCCGAAACTGAGGTAAGTTCAGCACCTGAAGTTGAAGAAGTGAACGTTGATTCACTGAAGGCCGAGCTTGAGGAATTAAGGAAGGCCAAAGAAGCGGCTGAGAAAGAGGCTAAAGCACACCAAGCTACCAAGAAAGCACAAGAGGCTCAAGGGTGGAAGACGGAATTGACCAGACTGGAACAGAGTGTATCGCAGCGTTTTGATATACTTGCGGAATTATTTGAGGGCAATACTGATACCACCGATGAGTACGCGGAATCCAAACAGCGTAAACCAAGTTACAAAGAACGGGTTGCTGAGATTCAGAAGACCACGCAGGCAGAAGCGCAGAAGGCCCAGCAAACAGAACACCAGCGGCGTGTTCAGGAAATCCTTGTCGAAACACAGAAGGCAAAACTTCAGTTCGACAAATCCCCCGAACTAAGGGACGCATACGTTACATGGCTTGAGGGGAACCACGAAGAAGCCGTTGAGAAAGTGAAAGAGGTTGTAAGTAACATGGTTAACGCAAAAGTAGAAACCAAACCGGAAGTGGATATTGACAAACTGGTAGCCGACAAGGTAGCCGAGGGTGTCAAGGCAAAACTGATTGAAATGGGTGTGCTGGATACAGAAACGGGACAGCCGAAGGCCTCCACTACCAAAGATGATGATTTCATTACAAAGTGGAATAGCGGCGAACTCCCGTTCACCAAAGATAACATAGAAAAAGTACGAAAGATAAACGGAGGATAATATGGCTGTTGGAAATACTACAACCGGCGCACTTGCTGACAGTCTCCCGACTGTAATATCGGAAGCAAGAATCGTCAGGGAACAAGAAGGTGTAATGCCTCAACTTGTAGACCGCAAGAAACTCGGAGAAGGCATTGGCATAAACTGGAACGAAGTCTCGTTTGCGCAACTCAACGCACAGAGTGTAACCGAAAGTACGGAATTGGATAACCCGCAGCAGTTATCGGATAGCCTGCTTACCATAACGCCGACTGTTGTCGGTATTCAGACTATTATAACTGACAGGGTTGCCGCTCGTATCTCAAAGAACGCTTATGCAAAAATCGGCTCGCTGGCACAGAACGCTATGCAGCGTAAAAAGGATGAGGACGGGCTGGTTGTGCTTGATGGTGCAACGACTTCACTTTGCGGTGCTGGTACTACTCTCACATCGAGTTATATCTCGGCGGCTGTTACCAGAATCACATCAAATGCGACTGAACCCGGCCCAATGCCGATACGTTGCGTTCTTCATGGATACCAGATTAAGGACATCTACGATGAGATTGTAGCGGGTGTTGGCACTTATGCCATTCCCGAAGGTCTCACCGCAAGGGTATTCAGCGAAGGTTTCCGGGGTTCCGTTGTCGGAGCGCAGGTATACGAAAATGGTAACATCCCCATTGATTCAGGCGACGATGCGAAGGGCGGTGTGTTCTCGAAAGAGGGTATTGTTCTTGTCGAAGGCCGGAACATGCGCACTGAATCTCGCAGACGACCAGAAATCGGTGGTGGTGCTACCGAACTGTTCATGTACGACGAGTACGCATACGGCGAACGCTCAAGCGGAAATTGGACATACGAGATTTACAGCGATGCAACCGCACCTACCAGTTGACATATACGTAGATAAACTTGCTTTTTCTTCTCCAACACTGTATAATAAGCAGTGAAAGGAGAGGAGAAGTATGGCAATAGTTATGTGTCAGAAATGCGGTAAAAACTTTGAGGCTAAAAGGAGCGATGCGCGGTATTGCAAGGAGTGTTATAAAGAGATAAGGCGTAAATACTTATCAGAATACGACCATAAAAAACGTTCTGACGCTTGCCCGCAATGCGGTAAACCTAAAGGAACAAGAGCGGGGCTGTGTAGGGAGTGTAACAACAAAGCGCAACCTTGGCGCAAGGTAGGAGAGGAAAATTCCAACTGGAAGGGTGGGCGGACTAAAGCCAATGGATATGTTTATATTAGAACCAAACGAATCTCCGGTGGCGCTGGACAAGCCTATAAAGCAGAACACCACATCGTTTGGGAAGAACATAATGGAAAACTTCCAGCGAATTGGGTAGTCCATCACCTAAACGGAATTAAAGATGATAATCGTCTTGAAAACCTTGTAGGTATGCGTAGGAAAGAACATTCACCACGGCTTGTAACAGCCCCATACCAAAAACGTATCCGCGAACTAGAGGCTCAACTCAAAGAACTACAGCAACTCAAACTAGAAATCTAAACTGTAGTAAATCCCACTGACTAAAAGGATAAAGCCCTCATAATTGGGGGCTTTTCTTTACCCGTTGCAATCTGTTAAGGATAAGCGAATATGGCCCCGTATAGCCTGCGGACAGCAGGACGGGAAAGGAGAAAAAACAATGGCTACTAAAATCGGTTCTTTCGGCAGAGTTCGTGTATTCGAGGACTTCCTTGCGCCTGATACCGCGCTTTCAATGAGTACTTCGCCACAGCGACTTGGCAACGTAGGGCAGGTATCAGTCAATGAAGGTTCATTCGCTCACACGGTTGATGAACCTGGCGGCGTTATCTCCGTCACCACTGACACAGCAGACAACGACAACTGCTTCCTCTACGCTGGCCCCTTCAAACCGGCAGACGGTGGGTGCTACATGGAAGCACGTTTCAAAGTTGCCGACATCACGACCTGCGCGGTGTATGCTGGTTTCTCTGAAACGCTCGATGCTACTACGCCGGTATGCCCTGCGGAATACGCTACTGCGACACTGACCGTCAACGGTTCCGGCGGCATGGTCGGTGCGCTGTGGGATTCTGACGGTACAAGCGATTACTGGATGGCGGTTGCCGGAGATGGTGGTGCGGCTGCCAGTGGAGCACCGGAAGTATCAGCATATGCGGCTGTCAACGACGAATGGCAGCTTGTACGTGCGGAGATTGACCCCAACGGTGACGGACGTGTGTATATTGGTGCTAACGATGAAGGCCTAAGACTTATCTACACCTTCTCGGCCCCTGTTACCTCGACCGATGTACAGCATGCCTGTCTTGGTATCGAAAATCGTTCTGCCGCCGCTTCAGTTATAGAGGTTGACTACTTCTATGCTGAGGGTGGACGCGACTGGACTAACTAAAAAAGAATAGCGGGCTTTGAGGGTGAGCCTGAAATCACCCTCACCTTATCAACTGCGGCGATAACCGCTAAGGAGAAACTAAATGCCAAATACATCAGGGATAAAAAGAGGCTGGAATTGGGGCGCAAGTAATGGCGCACTTTCAGCCTATGCAAACGGACTGGAAGCTATCCGGCTTACACCCTCCGCTACTGGTTGTGACTTTTACATGTTCGGAGACACTCCGGCAACAAACTACATTCTGTTTGACGCAAGCGGCCCGACACTTACTCTCGCTGGCAGCACTTCACTTACAGTCGCAAACGGTCTTACCGTGACGGCTGGCGGTGCGACTGTGACGGCGGGTGGGCTTACTGTCACAGCCGGTGGCGCGACAATCACGGCTGGTGGACTTCTGGTAACGGCTGGACGTATCCGAGAGGTGCTTACCCCGACGGACGTTGATGCACAGAGCCATACGCTCACTGTTGCAAACATCGTTTCTGGTATTGTTGTCCACACTACGACAACGGGTGCTGGTACGGTTACAACCGATACCGCCGCACACATTGTTGCCGGTGCTACGAGTGTAGGCGCGTTGACCGCTGATGGACAATGCCTTGTCTGCTACTACATAAACGATGGTAATCAAACCGCTACCTTCGCAGGCGGTGATGGTGTGACCGTAGCCGACACAGCACAGACCGTGGGCGAGAATGAATCTGCAATCCTATTATTCCGTAGGGCAAGTGCGACAACTGTAACTCTATACATTATAGGAGCCTAATCATGGAAATATCCGTAGAGAAACTATTGCAACTCTACGGCAAGTCTCAAGTGGAAGTTGCCCTGCTTCAAGAGGAAGTGGGGCAACTGACCGCCAGGGTTGCCGAACTAGAAACACAAGCAAAGGAAGAATCCTTATAGGTGCTGGCCTATCCAGCAAGGAGAAACGAAATGGCTAAATTCACAACGGACTGGATACAATCAGCTATCCGCGACGGGCGCGGCTTTGTAATGAACATCGGTGCGTTCTCTACCCCTATTGTGGGAGGCGGCGCGGGAACTGTTCTAGATGCTGACCAACCAGAAGGTTGTATAAGTATCCCGACTAACACAACCATAATCCCGATATTCGCTAAAATCCAATGTCATGTTCCACTGATTGCGGCTGATTCAAATGAAAGCGAAATACTACTTGCAGCCGATATTGCAGCTGCGAATGCGGGAGACGGTACAGCAACAGCGGAAACACCTGTTAATATGCGACCAAAGTACAGCAGGACGTCACTGTGTACTTGCACATCTGCATATACCGCTAATACCACAGCACCAACTTTAGGGTTGGAAATCGATAGGGCCGTAGCAACCGCCGATGTGCAGGGAACCGCCGCTAACGCACTGTGGGGCATGCTGGCACTTGACTACAATCCGAAGACAGGTTTCTATCAACTAGACGGCCCATCCGCTCTCTACGTCTATTGGGGTGGTACAGTGGCTACTTCAGGATTCGGGCAAGTAGGATGGCTTGAGTTCCCGACGGCGTACTTCGCTTAGTGGAGGTATAGATGATATTACCGGCAACGAGTTACGTATCGAAAGACGAACCATGTTTCGCGCTTACAGAAGTCAACCGGAACGGGAAGGGGGGATACCACCGTTTCCAGATTATCAGGGTAGTAAGGAACGATGTACTTTCCGACCATACCATTGACCTTGGCCTTTCTAATCAGTTCATTGGCAATGAGTTTGCAATCCCTGGCGGTGCGACAGATGAACTTACAGGACGTATATACATTGAGCATACAGTAGGGGAGTTGCAATCTATAGCGGTAAAGCTAAGGAATCAAAAGCCACCTACAAGACAAGAGTACGTAGAGATGAGTAGGTGGCAAGACGAACAAAAAAATAAAAGATTGATATTCTCGTAAAACATGCAAACGGGAACTATCGAAAGATATGGAGGACAGCATGACAGACAAAGCAATTATCTCACAGGAAAGCGCGGAACTGATTGAGCAGATGATGCGTGAATCAAAAATCGAACCCGGTACGATACTCGACCACGGCGAAACCCCGATGATAGTCAAAAGTGTTGAGGGCGCAGACAAGGTAACAGTCTATGATACCGTAACAGGCCAATCATCCAACATACTTTACTACATGCTACCGAACGCGCTCAAGAAAAAGAGGCCAAACGGGAAGCCGTATTTTTCCACCAAGCAAACAGTGATACCCAAAGCCGGTAACATGAAGTGCTGGCTACACCCGAAATACGCGCGGCGGGATGAGTTCGACGCGCTGGGGTTGCCTACTTGTAACAAGGAGAATCTTACTAACGAGTTTCAGGTACGGCGCCACATGCAAAAAAGACACCCGCAGGAATGGGCTACGATACAAGAGATAGAAAACCAGAAACGCAACGCCGAGGAACGCAAGTTCCAGCAGGCGGTTATCGCGTCTATGTCCGGCGAGGAAAAGAAACGCGGTCGAACAGCTAAAGACGACTAACTAACCAATTAATAAACAAGTCACAGTATTGTAATGGGGGAGCATAACGCTCCCCTTTTACATTAAAGGAGAAAAGCTATGGCATTACTAAAAGGATTAAGGCGCAAAGACAGCCCGAACGAACTTCCAACAATGGGCAAAATAAACTTCGACACCAAACTCGGCATAAAGAAGTATGTGCCGAAAGACAATACACTCTCTCTTGAATACTTGAGAGAACACCCCGCTGGACAGTATCCAGACCTCTATACACTTGAAGAAGAAAGGACTGAATACAACCGATGTGTAACCACCGCGTTTGTCAACTTTGTCGTTGACCAGTTGCAGACTGAAACATCGTTATTCGGGGATTTCAAGTATCACGACAGCGGCACAGGTGGAACGGCAGAGAACGCCACTGACACGGGCATGGAAACCGCAACTGGCATTGCCAGGGCGACAGGAACGCAGACGGAAGGGGCAAGCGCGAATATCTATAGGTCGGTAGGAACGATAACCTACAACGACACTTTTGCGATTGTAGAACACGGACTATTCAATGCTTCAAGTTCCGGGACGCTAATGGACAGGACTGTATTCTCAGCGATTAACGTTGTATCCGGCAACCAGATTGAGTTCACCTACGAGATAACCTTCACCGCAGGAAGCTAACAAACGGGAGAATAAATCTACCGGCTATCTGAAACATGGTAGCCGGTAGGGAGAATTATGCAACTAGTATTTAATCCAACTGGTACACACGAGCATAAAGGACAACTCAAAGCGCGTCTGGACTTATTCCCGGACGTGAAGGAAAAGTCCTATGCGCAGAATTATGTTTATGTGCCGGTTATCCCTGAAGGTGGGTACACTGGTAAGGTAGACGAACACGGTCAGCCTGTCAGCCAGAAGGACTATGACAAGTGGATTAAGGGGCTTCCCCATATCTGGCAACTGAATCCATGCCTGTCTATCTTTGTTGGTATCGATAGTGATACAACGCCGGAACTATTCAGCGAGTTCATTCAGGACGTGTACACCCCGGACGTTCTTGCGACTATTGATAACATCATGTCCACACCGGATACACCTGAACGCAAACACCTTTCCGCTCACCTTATCTCACCATATGCTAAGGGCAAGACTACATTATCAAGCAGGAAACTATCCAAGTTCGACGAGCAGGATAGAGCGTTTGTCAATGAGAGAATTGGTGGTGTTAACCTGCTGTTATCGGCTAACGGCAATGTGGAATACGTTGAACCAAAGAGTATTGATATAGGCGATGGGGCGATAGACCGGAGTACATCTTTAGGTTTTGGATATACATTTATGACGAAGGGCAATCCCGCTAATGATTTGGGTATTCTTGATACTTGGGAATTGTGGTTTAATTCAAACGCTGAGAATCTAAAAGTAGCCACGTTTTATACTGTATCCGGTGACAATCTGTCTACCAGAGATTATGAAACAATTGGTGACGTTACCTCCGGTTCTAAACAAACATTTAGTGGCCTGTCTACTGAAGTAGAAACTGGGGATTACGCAGGATATAGAGCATCAACAGGCGGGCTAGAGTTAGATACGACCGGTGGTGTGAGCAGAGGGCATGCAGCGGGGGATTATATACCATGCACCAATGTCGCATTCACATTTATTGCGGGTGGTGCTATCAGTATTTATGCCACAGGTAACAATGTTGCCATTCCCACCGTCACCACTGCCGCCTGCACCAACACAGACAACGACAGCACTCAAGGCAACGGAAACACAACCGATACCGGCGGTGAGAACTGTACCCGCCGGGGCTTCTGCTACATCAAAGCCAGTTCAGGAGACCCCACGACTGCCGATTCTGTCGTCTATGACGATGGGGATTTTGGTACAGGTACATTCTCAAAGGCTATAACTGGACTTGATGCTGGCTCCACCTATCGGGTGCGGGCCTATGCAGTCAACTCCGCTGGTACTGGATATGGTACTACGGTCAGTGTCACGACACCGTTTGCTAGTTCTGTGTCTGGTTCAATCACTCCAACAAGTTCACTTGGCATTAAGGTCATGAAGGGTATCTCCGG